CCTTGTGACACCGCAGCCTCAAGCAGGCGGGTACTGTTGTCAAAGTCAGCGTCAAACTTAGCCAGGCGGTTTGATTTTTCTCGCTTCATCTCAAACTCAGCAGCCTTGGCTAGCACGGTGTTACCCATAGTGGCGCTGGTCGCTCTGAACTTTAGAGATGCTTCTGGATCAACCTGGGACAAGCTGCGGCTAAAGCCATCCATCATGGTGGTCAGCTTGTTTTGAACTTGCTCGGTGGTCGCCTTACCCATCTCCACTGCGGTAAGCATGTTTGACATCTGGCTGCGAGCTTCCATTTCAAACGTGCTTGACAGCTCAAATGATCGGGCCTTGCGCACTGCCTGGTCAAACACATTGAACGTGCCACCAAGCTGCAGCGGCCCTGGGTTGCCCTCTTTGGCTGCTTTTATCTGTTCGTCAGTTAACGGGTTGTCTGCCGCATACTGCAAGCCAGCCTCATTGGCCGCAGTTTTTGCAATGCCAAACAGCTGGCTGCTAAGCCGGTCAAGTGTTTGCGAGACCGTCTGAGCTTTAGCAGCTCCAGCACGCAGGCCGACGTAGTCCACCTGGGGCGCTGAAACGGTAGGCAGCACGGCACCAGGAATGCCTGCTGGCTCGACTCTGCCGGATTGTAGGAGTGGTAGGTCTGCCATAGTTTAGCCAGGTGTAAATGGGTTTTTGACAGTCTGCGCGAAGTTAAGACCTCCCTGCAGCAGCGTGGCATTTGACAACAAGCCACCGCTCTCCACGGCAAACTTGCCAGCCAAACGCATTTGACTGGCTTGTGCCTCAGCAGCGCTCATGGTCAGCTCAGCTTGTTCTTTGGATGCCAAGATCATTGCACCGGCATCTTCATAACCCAAGATGCGAGCGGTCAAAGCGTTTAGATTTGACATGCCTACGTCGCGGTAGGTTGCTTCGACGTTAGCCAGTTGAATGCTGGCAGCCGATCCCTCGTTGTACACAATGCCATTGGCCGCTGCACGGGCACGCACAGCTGCGTTGGAGCGCTCCATGCCGCGAAGCAATGTGTTGCCCTGGATTGTGTAACCAAGTGCTTGGCGCTCAGCTGATAGCAGCTTGCGACCAGCTTGGATGGTTGCATACTTCTGGTCTTGATCAGTGCGGATCTGTGCCAGGCGTAGCGTGTCAATTGCCTGTACTTCGTACAAGCCCTGCTGGTAGATAGCCGCTGTCTTTTGGGCACCCGCGTTAGTGATTGCTGTTGCCAATCCTAAGTATGGGGCTGCCGTATTTAAACCAGTAGTTAATGCATTAAATGCTGGGCCAAGGTAACTGCCAGCCGTGGCGGCCGCATCACCAGCGGTTGTAATAAATTTGCTACCAGCGTTAATGATGCTGGCCCAGTCAAAGCCGCTTGATGTATCTAGGCCAGAAAAAATACCGTAATCAAAGCTGCCGATCTTGTATGCGCTTGCGTCAGTGAATGCGTAGGCAGAAGCATCAAATCCAGATAACGTGTCTTTTGACCCAAAAATTCCAGTGTTTGCGTCATAGGTCATGTTGGCTGTGCCAAACGTGTTAAAGCCCTGACCAGTGCTTTTGGAAAAATCTAAGCTGTATAGATTCGAGAAATCAAATTCACCCATTATGTACCTCCAGACACTGCGATCTTGTACTCAAGACCAAGCAGGGTCATCTTGAGCGGCAAGCTCTGTGAAATTTCAATGCTCGCTTCACGGCTGTAACCAAGCACGCCATTGACGCGCTTGCTGCCGGTAAAGGTAGGCTCAGGCAAATCCAACAATAAATTGTCAAATGTGCGAAAGGGCACAGGGTTCTGATTCAAGGCCAGGTGCTGCGTGTTATCTACCAGCGCATTGATCTCGACAATCCGCTTTTTAAACCCAATGCGGGTGCCTGTTTGAAGCTTAATCTCCGAGGGCATGGTCTTGGCATAAACAGTGAACGGCAAGCCGACCTCGTAGCTAGTTGTGCTGGCGCGATCAAAAGTCACAGACCCACCACCGCTCACGGTCTCATTGCCCTGGGGCACGCCATCACAAATGACGTTGAGAGCCTTGCCAATGTGGGGCAAGCTGGTAGCGGTGGCTGCAGCGCCACCCACAAACGCGCAATCAGTAAATCGATCAAAGCTAAACAGCTCGATAAAGAAGCGGTCTACGCTGTTAAACGTGCGCTTGACTACCGCATAGATGTCGGTCACATCAACGCTCACATCTTTAAACAAGCCATCTGTGGTGAACTCGGATGGCGCTGTGATCTGCTGCGAGCGCATGATGCTGAACGCAGCCATTGTGCCGTCGGTGTCATTGACCATCAGAAGCAAATCGCCTTCGTCTGTGCTGGTTGCACGACGCAAAGACATCCTGGTCGGGCCTTTAAGCAAGTGACCAGACAGCAAAGAGATGCGCTGTGTCACATAGGTTAGCTGGGTGTCTGAGAATAAGAACTCATTGATCGACTTACCCTGGCGCTGGATGTACACGGTGCCAGATTCAAGAGACTGCACACGGGTGCCTGGCTTGATGCCATTGCGGCTAACACCCTTAAAGGTCAGCGTCAGTGGGGTGATCGGATCGGTTCCAGACTGCGGCACATAGAACTCCGCGCCCGTTGTGAACACTTGCAAGTCACGGCCAGAGATCATGTCAACAATCACGTTGAGCGAGCTGGTGTCTAGCGTCGCCTCAACCGCATCATCGTCAAATGCCTCGGTTGGCATAAACTCATCAAAAATGCCGATCTTGCTGCCCCAGATTGTGGATGGGCGCGACTTGGAGCCACCAAAGTACAGACGGCCCTCATGAAACGTCACTGTGTGTGGGTAGCCTTTGCCGGCACTCCACACATCTTCGTAGCCTGATTCAATCTCCCAGTTGCCCTGTGCAATAGCGCTGGTGTCAAAGAATGGATATTCAGTCACTACTTTTACGACAGTTGTAGAGATGTATTGAATAACCCTTGCGCGGCCCTGTGGGCTTGCATTGACGTACTGACCAAGACTGCCTGCACTGAATGCTGCGCTTGCCGATGTCAAGGTGATATTTCCAGACACAGCGCTGGGCGTTAAAGTGCCAGCAGTTGGAGTTGTTGCTGTCAGGGTAAACGCATACTTTGGAATGTTGGAAAAGCTGTATGTGCTGATTGTCCAAGTCGCATCTGAGCCGCCTCGCACCAGCTTGACGGGTGCCAAGTCAGGGTGAACGATAAACATGGTGTCAGCAGACTGCGTCCAATTAAGTTGGCCCAGCATGGCGCTTGTAACGGTAGTGGTCAGGTAGTTATTTCCACTGCCGTTGATGTTAGTTATCTGAACACCATCTTTGATGACGTGCATGCGGTTATGCGTGAAGCACAACATGTAGCTGTCATCTACAGAGAATTCAAACGGCACCAAACGCACGCCATTGCCAGCGCTCTCGGTGCTGGTGTTTGGCAGTTCAATGATGTGCTTCAGTCCTGGTCGACGACGAATGCCGCCTTGTGGCTGCACCAAGACATTGGTGGCTTTGGCCAATGCATTGTTGTACTGTGCCAAGTCAATGCGCGAGCGCAGCAAGGGGTCAAGCTCACCCGTGCTGAAGTTGGTTTGGATGTCAACAAAACGTGGCATCAGCCCCTCACTGCGATAAGGCTGAAGTCTTCAATCACGCGGGTTGGCGTGCCCTGGCCATCGATGTTCATGGCAGTGCGCATGTAGCCACCGCGGCCATTCTCTGATGGGCCACCAACAGCAACGCCTTGCCAATATCCAGCACGGTCGCTTTGCTCAGTGATCGGCATGGCCAAGTGCCAGGACATCATGTATTTAAGCAGCTGCACAAAATATTGCGGCATTGCAAACTCGCCAATGCTGTACTGGTAGTCCAAGTAAACAGCTGGTAAATTTGTAAGCAGCTTGTCGCCCTGGATTTCCCAGTCTTTGTTTGGGTAGGAGTTTTGCGCTGCGCTTGCATAGGCAGCACGAACGGTGCCGAGCCTGTCGCCTGGCAGCTGATACTCATAGCGCCAGATGGAATTTGGTGTGGTGATTAGCTGAGCCAGCTGCACCTTCTTTGTGTTAAATGTCCACGGGTAAGTGGTTAACACTGAGTCACGAATGTCGGGGTATAGGCGGTCGCATACGCTGGCCGCATCGGTGCCATCATTAAATGATGTGATTGCTTTTGCACCCAGCATCAGCAGGGCATCAGAGCAGATTGAAACGCCAGTGTCGCCAGAAGCCATGTGAACCTCTCAATGTGAGAAGGGCCAACCTCCGAGTGATCAGAAGTTGGCCCGTCGTGTTTCCTGATCCGATTAGTCGGTGTCAGTTGCAGTGATGGTCACACCGTCAGTGATGTCAACCACGCCAGAGGCGTTGCTGACCACATAAGCGGTAGACATTACTGGGGTGCCGCCCGTTGCCGAGTAGCAAAAAATCAGGTCACCAACTTGAAGGATGGATGACAATGAGTTGAAGTAACCAGATGCACGAATCACCGACTGTGCGTCAGTCGATGCGTAGGTGTAAATGGATGGTGCGTTACCAGACTTTGCCTGACCGCCAACGGTATTAAAACCAGTAGATGAGAAAGCCATTTTGTGACCCTCCTATTAGGCTGCAGCCGCTGTATCGCGTGCAGTGATTTTGACGATACCCTCGACATCAATCGCTATGGCACCGGCAGAGAACAAAGCATTCACAAGGTAGCTTGTCTTCTCGGGGACGTAGTTGATTTCAGTGCGAGGAGCAATGCCTTCTGCGTAGCCAATGGCATCGCGGTGGAAGGCGAACAGGGTGCGGTCGCTAGAACCGTCGATGGGCAAGCCACCTTCAGTGCGGTCACCCAACACATGGAACGTAAAGCCCATGAACTGGTTGATCTCGCCTTGAACCAACGCCTTAACGGTGTTGAAGTCCGAGCTGGTTACCGAAGTCTGCTCCAACATTGATGCCAAAGAGTTAGCATGAATGATGATGTTGCGACCTTCGGAAGGCACGTTCTTTGTGTTCAAGATCTTTGCGGCTTCGCGCAGCTTGGAAATATTCATGTTGGTGTTTGCACCACCAATAGAATTTGCCACAGTACCAGTGCTAGACGCAGCAATAAGCGCATCCAAGATCAACTGATCTTGACGACGGCCAATCGCATTGCCAACCACTTGCACAAGCTCAGAGCGCTCGTCAAAGTTGACCTTCTGCTGAGAGAAGATGTCCGAATACTCAGCAGCGTTGAAATCACTCATCGTGCAAGTAACGGTTGAGAATCCGACATTCATCGGGGTGACATCAGTCTGAGAAACGCGAGCAGTAGCCACGCCTCGACCGACTTTAGGAAATTTAACAGTGGAGCCTTCGACACCACGACGCTGACGTACAGCACCTACCAGCATTGCTTTGCCTTGGTAAGCCTGCTTGACCTCTGCGTCGAATAGTGTGACAAAGGCGTTTGATAAAGAAACGCTCATTTGAATACCTCATTCGGTTGTTGATCAGGGTTAGTCGCGACGGTTAGCCTTTTGCGAGGGCCGAAAGCTTGCTGTTTACGTCAGCCATTCGTCAGTATCCACTGCGGTAAGGGCCAGTTGCCTGGTATGCCTTGTCGCGATTGTATGCTTATTTGTACAAAATGCAAATGGTACTTGACAAATAAAAAAAGACCCAGCCGAAACTGGGTCAAAATGGCAACTACAGGGAGATCAGGAAATGTGCTGCTGGAACATGCGCTCCACCTTTTGGCGAAAAGCAGCATCGGTTTTGTATTTGGGATCACCGACCATTTGGTAAAGCTCTTCCTTACTGGGAGCGCCTTCCATGGGGGCAACTTCAATTGGCACCCGGCCTTCATAAGCAGAGCGCACTTTCATCAAAGCGCTTAGACCGCGAGCGGTGCCGCCCATGATCTTGAACTCTTCAAAGTCGTCTTTGCTCCAGACACCCTTGTTGACCAGGCCGCGAGCCCAGTCCACCATGCCGTTGACAATGGCGCCGCCCTTGGGGCCAAGCTGCTTCATCTCGGCTGCCGGGTCAACCATATCGCCAGACATCAGCTCTTTGGCTTGGGTCTGTAGGTTGCCGACCAGGTCGTCAAAGGCGGCTTGGGACAGGCCGTTTTCCTTGGCCCAGCCAGACAGGGTCGTGGCGATGGGGTTGGTGTCTGCCTCTTCGCCAAAGGCTTTGAGGTCATATTTGCCGTCTGTCGGGGCTTTGTGCTTGCCCTGGCTGATTTGCTTACGCAGATCTGACCAGCTCTTTGCAATGCCTTCTAGGTCGGGCTCGTTGGAGTCCTTCTTCCAGAAGTTCTCGGGCCAGAAGTCTGGCCGCTCTAGGGGATCCTCGGGCTCGGGGGCGCTGGGATCCGCAGCCTTGTGACTGATTTCGGTGTTTTGCGGGTTCTCTGGCTGGGTTTCGTCATTCACTTGC